AATCAGCAAGAGGAATAACTTCCTCAGAGCTCCGCACAGACAGTTTAGACTGACCTAAAAGAAGGCCAATATTAAGATATTTAACCAAGTGAAAAAGGCGATCATAAAATCTAAAGACTTCACTATTAATAGTACAGACCGCCGAATGGATATAATTCTTTCCCACTGAGAGTTCAAAACCTACCTCAGCAATACATCTCTTCCATATAATATAGAATAGATCATTAGAGCGAAAAGCGATATCATCCCCGTTCACGAGAACGGGTAGTTCACGGAAAGGTATCTTTATACCTCCTAAATATTCCTCTAATGCCATCCTGTATGCAATTAGGTTAACAAGACAAAGAATAGGAAAACTTAAGGGTGAACCCATAAGTTGACCACAGCTTTGAATTGCTGGCTCTAATTTCGTATACTTTGGATAAGTAACATAAGAATTATAGAGTACTGAACGAAATATATTTTTATCAAATTCATCATTGATGATGTCAGTACCCGACACACTGTGTCTCCATTCTCCATAATGAGAAAGGAACATTTCAAAAGCAGCTTGAGTATATACAGTTTTTAAATTATCTGTTGCTGCACTATAGTCACCGGAAACAATCTTGTCGAAATTTAACTTTAAGTTATATTTATCTTCTAAAAGCTCTTCTTGAGTAATTAGATTATTAAGATGTGATTCTTTCACTGGTTCCTTAGTTAAAACGAACTGTGGAAAAGTACCTAAGTAATTCCACATCTGCTTTTGAACTGATTTAGCGTACCAATAAGGTATGGTCTCACCCTTCGTTATCATTCTCACTTTCAATGGTTCAAGGATGGCGTAAGTCTCTACTGTAAGGTATAGTTCTTGTGGAAAACCACTAAGGAGTAGACTATCAATAGACATTACTCCATCACTTTCTATTACTGAAAGATGACGAGGATAACGACGTTTAAGATCTTCACGGTATAAGTCAACATCATCAGATTTAAATGAATTTAAGCCCTTTAGGAGTTGTACTTCGTTATTAGAAGGATGATAAATCACCTTTCTAGTTAACTTAGAACATTCCTCGACAAGATTTTCCATCTCATTGATTCGGATGTTGTGCTTAAGGCACGCTTCATTATGGGATAAAAAACCATTCTTAACATCATCGAGAATATCCTGGTTTTTGGGATATTCAAAAATGGACCTTTTCAAGTAGCCTAGACCACCTAAATTTTTTAGGGGAGCACAATAATGTGCGGAAGTTGATGGTTCATATAACCTAATTTTTTCAAATGAAAAGTCACTTCCAAATTCGTCTAAATGATCCAGGAAACGATCCATGAACTCACGCGAGTACACGGTTTTCTTTTCCATAGTCTTACGATGCTTTAAGTAAGCATTAGAAACATACGAATTTGGGACTTTATCACAACCCCTTTTTATCCCTTGCAGCCAAGTCTGCCATAACCCTATAGAGGTGTCATAGCCAACTGCACTAGTCTGGGTACATAATCGAGCCTTAAGCTTTCTTTTTAGACGACCTCCAAAAACGAGGATACTATCTAGGTTAAACCCACTGGGTGTTAACGGTAAATCATTATCTAAAAATTTAGCCATGGGATACGCGGTTATGTACTTACAGAAAGGTGCAAAATCTGCACTAGTCCATTCCGACATTAAACCGAAGCTAGCAAAATAATCCTTTAAGGGGAAATCTATTTCCTCCGTAAAAGTATTAATAACCGCAAGTAAGCAAGAACGAGTAAAATACAAAGTATCTACAAACGTCTCACTTACTGCACAAACAACGATATTGTCTGCCGCTGGCTTCATTCCTACTAAAGAATTCATAAAGAATTTCACGGATTTAGCAGGAATACTTTGTTCACATAACTTCATAAACCTCTCTGACCATTTTAGGTCACTAAGGAGGA